CCATCCTCATCTCCCTCAACCACAGTTCCTCACTTTGATAATTGGTTCGGTGAGGAGTGGGAAGACAAATTATCTCATCAACGCATTAAGGAATGGAACAGACTTTTATGGAGAGGACTATTGGGATTATTATAAAATTATCTCAAACACATTAAATAACGATACAAAAGGAAAATATTTTAAAGATGCTTTTGATGATTGTGAAGATCATTACACAGATCAAATGATTAAAGATCTTGTAACATCTCAAAAGAAATATGAAAGAGAAGAAATGCCAACCATGTTAATTTTACTTGATGACATCCTCTCTCGTGATTTCAAGAAAACTAATGACATCACCTTCTTATGTAGTAAGTTCCGTCATTATGAAATGTCAATTTTTTTGACAACTCAATCGTTCCGTAGCGTGGGAACCATCATAAGGAATAACGCAACGAATGTCTTAATTTTTCGCCAAAATAACTCCAAGGAGCTTGACAAGATAAAAGAAGAGTATAGCGAGTTATGTGGTAGTGAGGATTTATTTATGGAATATTATAATTTAGCCCACGATCAACCACATTCATTTTTATATATAGACGGTCAACAGAACCCAGCACAATTCTATCGTAGACATGAAACCTTATTGGGGATTGGTGATAAGAAGATGGTAAATGAAACACCAAAAGAGAAACCATCACCATTTAAACAAGAGAAAGATTTTACACCAAAGGATATAAAGAAAAAAGAAGAAGGAAAAATGGTTTATGAAATGGAGGGATTTAGAGATGATTAATTTTTTTATTTTTTTATTAATTTCTTTTTTAAATATTATTCATATATAAATGGATAGTTATGGTTTGGCAAATGCGGAACAGACATTAAATCAATCAAGACAATTTGTAGCAGAGCAGAACGCTCTTATCAATCAAAATAATTTAAAAAGAAAAGAAGACAAGGACGCTAAATTATCACAAGATAGTTTATTAGGTGATTTTAATTATGCCAAAGATAGTGTAAATGATTTATATGCTGGAACTGGTATTCAACAAGCCGTGTCATCTCGTAATGCGAGATTGAAAAGAAACCAAATAAAAGCAGAAGCCATGAAGAAAACAGCTCTTGCTGGTAGGAATGAAACTGAATATGGAGAGGATCAAGTAAAGAAAGCATACGCATCTCAACCAAAAGTTATGTTAAGTCCCGAAGCACAACAACAGTTGGAAGCACAGAGAGAACAGATAAGAGCATCATTACCTAAACCAACGACACCAGCACCGGCAACAACAACGACACCAGCACCGGCAACAACAACGACAACACCAACAGCACCAGCAGATACACCAGCACCAGCACCATCAACATCTAATGTGACACAAGCCACACCGGACACAGATGATACACCAAGATTGACAGAACCACCAGCGGGATCAAAACCAACTGTTACAGAACCGGATGAACCATCATTATTAACAAAAGGAATAAAAAGTGTTACTGGTGCTACTGAGGAGACAAGTGAGATGCTTGGAAGAATCGGTGGAGGATTAGCCGGAGCAACTATGGGAGGATTAAGTTTATATGATGATATTGCTAATAAAGAGAAAACTGGGAAGTTTTTTAGCCCCAAAGATAGTGTTGGAGATGATATATCTAATGTCACCAATATTATTGCTGGTGCGAGTGATGTGGTTGGTTTAGTTCCGGGTCTTGAATGGGTTGCCGGTGTAGGAAATACAATTGGAGGAGTAGGTGGAATAATTAAGATGTTTGGAGATCATGATAAAAATGTTAAACAACAGCAAACAGATCAAGACAGTTATAAACCAACTGCGAATGTTTCACAAAGTATATCTACAACAACCGGTCGTATTGATGAAGTGGCACAAAGTAATTTAAGACAGCCCACAACATCTTCGGGAGTATATTAACTAATTTAAACCTTTTTGGCAAAAACAATTTTTTTATTATTTTTTATTTATACCATTTTGGCATTTTTATAATATAATAATTGCCACTTTGGTTTATTTGAATATTTCGTTTATTTTTCAGAATTAATATCTATGGTTAAGTATAATTAAAAAATGGACGCATTAAACAATTCTGACATTACAAAAATCATAACCCAATACAAAAAAAAGAGAGACAGAGAAAAAAAGAACTATCATGAAAAATTAAAGGTTGATAATGAATGGTGTAAAAAAAATCAGAAAAGGGCTTTGGATTATTATAATAAAAATAAAGAGAAAAATAAAGAAAAATATAAGAATGATAAAGATTTTGTTAATTCAAGATCCATGTTTCAATATTACAAGAGAAACAATCGCATTACAGAGTTTAAAGATAAATACCCCGAGAAATATGAATTATTAAAGTGTCGTGGTGTAAAAGTAGATTTTGAAGAAACAGAAGTAAACGCACCAAAAAATAATATTATTTTAAGTTTTGAATAAAAAGTTTAATTTTTCCGCAGTTGTTTAATTTTTCCGCAGTTTTAAAAATCGGTTTTTTTAAACTTTTCTTTTTTAATCTTTAAGTTTAAAGATAATAATTTTCTCTTTATATTTTTTTATCGTTTTAATTAAATAAATTAATGCGTTTATTTGAAAGGATTTTTATGTATATTTAAGTATAAATAAAAATGTCCGATGTTTCCAAAGCCCCCAAATGTTCCGATTCTCAATCTGCCAAAAAATCATCTACTAATAATTTAAGTATGGTGTGTGAAAAATATTTCAAAACATTCAAGTTAATTCCTAATCAAAAATTGCCAACCTCTGAATGGGCGAAAGATAAACCAAATACTCATTTGTGGAAACATGAAAATATTTCCACTTTGGAGGATTTTAATACACCAAAAACAAAAGGTATTCCATGTGGTAAGAGAAATGATATTGTAGTTGTTGATTTAGATTTTTACGATAAATATGATAAAGATGGTAAATTAAAAAAAGCCTTTGATCCATCCAATAATCATTTCATAAATATTTTTGGAGGTATTGAAGAATGTAAAGAAATATTTAAAGATCATTTAATAGTTGAAACCGCAAGAGGAGGTTTACATTTATATTTTAAATATGATCCAACAATTAAAACAACATCAAGTGAGGCACTTGGTATTGATATTAAAAGTGATGGTGGATATGTAGTTGGCATGGGATCACAAATAGATAAATCCAAATATGATGGAAGATTAAAAGGTAAATCAGATGAAGAGAAAAAAGGTTTATATAAAGTTGTAAACAATAAACCAATTCAAAGAATGCCAATTGAATTGGCTATATTTTTAAAAAATCACATGTGGAGAAAAAGAGTTATTACAAAACCGGTGAAAAAAAATACAAATGGAAAGGTTGAGGTTGTTGATACAGAAGCATACGAACAAGACCAAATAGATTTAACCGCATACAATTATGATATATCAGATGAAGAATTAAGAAAAATATTGGATGGTTTACCGGATAGATATTTCATAAATAATAATGATTGGATAATATTTTCAACAGCCATGATGACACTTGATAGAAGAGATATATGGGATGAATATTCAAAAAAGCGTGGTGGTGATACATATGTTAAATGGCAAAACGATCAAAAATGGGATTATCAAGTATTTAAATATAAAACTTTCATGTGTATTGAAAATCTTTTAATTAATTCAACATATATAGTTGGTAATGGTGATTTAGAAATGAATGAAAAGAAAAAGTTGGCAACACAGTATATCGCTTATTACAAATATAAGCCTACTGATTGTCATAATTATAAACCGGATACAATTTTAGAAGATAGAAAATATCTTGATAAAGAGAATGATGGTTCATTCTTATCAACAGAGTTTTCAAAAATAAAACATCCTAACATCGTGGCTCGTTCTGATACTGGAACTGGAAAAACAACATCTTTTAAAAATTATGTGAAGCAAGGTGATAAGAGGTTTATTTCAATTGTTTCTCGTATTACACTTGGCGAGGATCAAGTAAGAGTTTTCAGAGAAGATGGTATTGATTGTTATTGGCATGATGAAATAACAAATCCCAGCGATGAACTACTTGAAGAATATTCATACATACCTTATGATTTCGGTTGGTATTGTATGGAAGGTGAAAATGTAGTGGTTACAATTGACAGTATTATTAAAATGACTAATTGGAAAGATTTTGAAGATTATACATTATATCTTGATGAGTTCAACAGTTTAGTTGAATATTTTATTGATTGTCCTAATCTTGACAGTAAGAGAATAATTGTTAAAGAGTTTTTGATTAAAATGTTAAATGAATGTGATAGAATTATCATGACTGATGCTGATATTAGTGATAATTCATTATTATTTTTAAAACAAAATGGTATAGAATACACATACATCCAAAATAAATATAAACATAATCAAGATATAGTGGCACAAGAGCTATATTCATATGAGGAATTAATTGGAAACTTAAAAAAATTAGATAAGTTTATGGTTTGTTGTGATAGTAAATTAAGTGCCATAAAAGTTCATAGTGATTTAGTTGACTTGGGTTTTGATAAAGAAAAAATGATTTGTATTACAAGTGACACCAAGGAGGCTATAAATCTTGATGATTACCCTTTTGTGATTTTCTCTCCTAAAATTGTTTATGGTTTGGATAGTGTCATGGAAAGAGAAGTATTCGCATTCCATAAAGGTCATACTATTTCTCCTCATGCTATGGTTCAACAAATCGCAAGATGTAGAAAAATAAAAAAATTATCCTTTTTATTTAATGGTAAAAATTGGCAACCATATAAATATGAAAGTGTTGAAGAATGTAGAGAAGCCATGGAGAATGGTGTGGATCAATTTAAAAATATGGGTTTTAGGAATGCCACAGCCAATAAAAAAATGGAAGTTAATTTTAATGAGTTATTGATTAATTTTGAATATACCAAAGATTGTTATGATACAAATAAGTTTGCTCATTTCTTAAATATATTACGCACAAGAGGGTTTGTATTAAAATATAAACATATGAAATCAACCGGTATAAGCAATAAAATATCAAAACAATATAAACTTGAAAAGATAAACAACTTTGGAGATGCTATGGCTAAAATAAATGAGATGAGACAAGAGATAAATAATGATAAAAAATGTTTAGAATTATATATGCCGTGTGCTTGGTTGAACCACATTCAACTTTTTAATATGACAATAGATGATATAAATGAAAATATTGAAGATTTTACACCAATATTAACATGTGAAAGAGAGGTAATGTATCATTTTTCAAAGGTAAAATATTTTATTAATGATTACAATTATGTAGATGGATTGGATAAGAAAGAGGATTTTGATATGAAAAAATATACTTCAAATGATAGACAAGTGATATTCTTACAAAAATTAATTAAACTTACAGATTTAGATATACATGATCCCGAGTTTTTAATGAGAAAAATAATTGATCCAAAAGAGGTTGAGCCATTATTCAAAGAATATAAAAATGTTTTTGGAAGATACAGAGGTAAGGATAATCCTTTCTCTTATTCCAAAGGTGTAAAAAGACAAATTATCAAGATGTATAAAGATATATTTGGTAAAGAAATTATTGTAACAACAAGCACAACAAAAGTAAATAAAAAAACTGGTAAAACAGAAAAGGTTTACAGATATAAAATAAGTGAAGATGTATTGAATATCACAAAAAAAATAAATGAAATTAAAGAGAGAGAACCACCGGAAGATGAATTGGATGTTGATTGGAGTGATAGTTCTGATGATGAGGATATAGATTGTAGCCAAATCGCAGAGGACAACCAATAATTAATATGATTCTTAAATAAAATAAATCTAATTTTTAACATGTTTTTTTCATATAGTAATTCAAGATAATATATTTTGAAATACTTTTAATTTTATCTTATATATTTTTATTTATGAGGGGTATATAAGGAAAATATCCAATAAACCAAAGTGGCAAATAATTCTAATATAATATGCCAAAAAGGTTTAAAATAAAAAAATAAAAAAATTGTTTTTGCCAAAAAGGTTTAAACCTCAACCATTACACTTCCATTTTTAATTACAAGAGTTCTTACATGACGAGTAAATATTTTCCATAAAAGATTTACAGATGGTTTATCTTGATCGTCAGTTGTTCCTTGATACTGGCAATTCAAACGAGCTGTCATACCACGACCATCAAAAACAGCATCTTCACCCATCGCAAGAACTCTACCAACTACAAAGTTTTTGGCATATTCTTCAAATGAATTAACTGGGATGCCAAAAGATAAAAGTGATTTTTCTAATTCAACCATGAAGTTTGCGTCAATACCACCTCTCTTATCAGTTGTCTTTTTTGTAGAGATAGGGCGTGAAGGAACCATCTTCCCATTTAGGAAAAATGAATAATTTGTGAGACCGTTGGCACAGC